ATTTTTCTTTTCTTCTCTTCATGATCACATCAATAGCATGCGACCAAGACCTGAGCCAAGCTGCCGCGTTGCCGCCGCTCCCAACGTGCCACCAAGCGCCTTTCCGGCAGATGATCCAATCATGCTGCTAAGGCCATTGCCAATGGCGGTAATGGCGTTAGACGCCACACTACCAAGCTTTGGTGACACATACTCCCACATGCGCTCAACCGACGGAAAGGCCGACGACAACGTCGGGCCGGGCGTCTGCTGAATGCTCATCGGAGCCGCTGAGTGCTCATACAGTTGAATGACCTCCACATTTACGACAACCTCGACGTAGACAACCGTGTCCGACGGCAATCCTTGGTAAACGACGTAAGGCGTCGAAAACGGCAGATCGTCATCGTCGCTGAAACCACCACCGGAACCGATGTTGATCAACTGCTCGTAGAAGATAAACGAGTCAGGATCCTGCGGTCGGCCAGTGGCAATCGAGCCATTCGACGCAATTCCAATCCGTCCTTGAGGGTACGAAATGAAGTCCGCCGGTGTCATGGCTGCAAGACGATTAATGGTCATCCCCGGCATGGCGCCCTGGAAGGACACACCCGGAGCGTCTGTGGCCGCGATGTTCGGAAAACACCGCAGGCCCATCGAGATCACGCGCGCCGAACTGAAGTTCGCCTGCAGGGCAGACTGATCAGTTGCGGCCACGGATGTGTGGCCAGCATTGTTGAGGCCGCCGTCGTAAAACTGGAGCAATTGAACGACACTCGGAATAATGAGCAGCGCCAGCGTACCATCAGCATTCGAAGTGACGGCACCTCGATAATACATCGAGTTGACAGCTGTCGGCACCAACGTGCCGAATCCGAGTCGCGGACCTTGAAAAGTGAACGGGTCGTTCAATGATGCGATGTACGAATTGGCCATCTGCAGCATGATGCCTCGGTCACTGTTGGCAGCTTTCCGGGGAGTGGCCCGCTTCTTGGCCACCCGACGTTGCCCACCAACAACAAGTGCTTTGTTCTTTTGGTTACGCTTATTTTTGCGTGTCATGGTTTGTGAATTTACTAAACCCGTGAGGCCAGCGCTGAACGTAAGCGCCGGCATGGAGACGATTTTATCATCCGTAGATGAAACCCACGTCCCCTCAGTTTCCCTCCTCCCATCCCTCGGCCTACCCCTTAGATGTCGCAATCTACCTCAGCCATGCGCTCTAGAACAGCGCTATTTAGCATAAAAGGTAGCGACACCACACTGGATAAGCTTACTTGAAACTGACTTTCGTCGTCCTTAGACAACCCGTACCGGGACTCGATAAATGCCCATGTGTCATCTCCCGGCCAGTTCACCAGGATGCCCGTAGACTCCACTGTTCGACGACCACTCGGAGGTGTCAATCGATAACGCTCTGGAACGAGACGCATAACAGCAGACATGTACACACGTAAGAACGGCATAAACTTGTACGCAGCAAAGGAGTTCAGTGTGCCTGCGAGGTTCTCCCACCGCGAAACACGACAGACAGCGCTTATGGTCCAACCGAGACTGGCAATGAGCTTGCCTATCTTCGGTGCCCAGTATGTCGCGCCGTCGACCGGCACGAAATACCCGCTTAGAAATGTGACATCGGATTGCTCCTGTGTCATCTTCAACTCCAATACATACCCCAGTGATTTCTTCAGCTCACTGGCAATCGCATCCCGAACATCACCCAACGAGCGCCCTTGAGAGCGGTACTCGTGGA